TAGATGGAGTTGCCCCCCAGATACAAAAAAGGGGAAATTAGAGATATCTAACTCTTTGAATAACCTGTTAAAAATTATTAAAGGTTGCTTTTTTAAAAGAACACGATTAAATTCCCGATTGAAATGCTTGGCCCCATAGGAAAAATCGATGGATAAGCCGGATCAGCCTCTAAAAAAGAAAAGAGGCAGACCAAAAAAGACAGAAGTGGTAGCTAATTCTCCCGGTGGACGTAACAAAGTAGGTCGTCCCAAGGGCGATGCTACCATTATCAACGAATATAAGGCCCGTATGCTGGCATCTCCTAAGTCTAGGAAGGTGCTGGATACCATATTTGAGGCCGCTATGGACAATGACCATAGGAATCAGGCCGCTGCATGGAAGTTAGTCATGGATCGGATACTTCCTGTGGCTGCATTTGAAAAGGATGTAATCCAAAGCGGGGGAAGAAACGCCATTCAGATCAATATAACTGGCGTTGCTACGGCTGATGTCTCAGGATCCAGCACAATAGACGGAGAATCGGGTGAAATTCTTTCAGATTGAAGAGTTTGACTGCCAACACACCGGCAATAACGAAATGGATCCTGATTTCCTTGAAAGGCTAGATAATCTGCGCCTTGTCTGCGGGTTTCCTTTTATCATCACCAGCGGATACAGAGACCCTAGCCACCCCATTGAGGCTAAAAAATCTAAACCCGGCACCCACGCTCAGGGCATTGCCTGCGATATTAAAATCACAAACGCAAACCAACGCTATTTACTAATTAACAGGGCTATTAGCATGGAGTTTAGGGGGATTGGCGTAGCTCCTGACTTTATTCATTTAGATTTTAGGCGCGAACCCGGCGTTATCTGGACTTACTAATGCTATATACCAAACACACAACGCTAACGACTACTGATTTAACAACACTGTTTACCGTTCCTAGCGGCTTTCACGCTATTGTGAGCTACGTCTTTATAGCGAACCACGGCGGATCTACGAACAGCATAGATTTGTACTGGGATTTATCTGGAACGCCACAGGTGTACATATATGACGGTACTAACGTGGCAGGTAACGGTACGTTGACGCTAGGAAACGGAGGAGGCCCGCTGTTTGTTCTCCACGAAAACGAAGCTGTTAAGTGTCAAGCGACTTCAGTAGGTAACATAGAAGTAGTTGTAACCTTTGATTTAGTAGAACAAGCGCCAGCACTCGTTAACTTTAATGGATCTTAATGTAGAGCTGCTGCCGTGGCAGCAAGAAGTATGGAATGACGAAACCCGCTTTAAGGTAGTAGCGGCGGGCAGACGAACAGGAAAGTCACGACTCGCTGCGTGGCTGCTCATTGTCAATGCGTTGCAAGCGGATAGGGGCCATGTGTTTTATGTGGCTCCAACCCAAGGGCAGGCCAGAGATATTATGTGGCAAACCCTTTTGGAGTTAGGCCATCCAGTTATATCTGGATCCCATATTAATAACTTACAGATTAAGTTAATCAATGGGGCGACAATCAGCCTTAAAGGGGCTGATAGACCAGAGACCATGCGGGGGGTGTCACTTAAATACCTCGTGATGGACGAATACGCCGATATGAAGCCTGATGTTTGGGAGCAAATCCTTAGACCAGCATTGGCTGACCAAAAGGGATCATCGTTATTTATCGGTACTCCGATGGGCAGAAATCATTTCTACGAATTGTTTAAATACGCGGAGATGTCAGATGATGAAACTTATAAAGCGTGGCATTTTACGTCTTACGATAATCCTTTACTTGATCCAAGCGAGATTGATATTGCTAAAAAGTCGATGTCGTCGTATGCCTTTCGTCAGGAATTTATGGCTTCGTTTGAAGCAACTGGTTCCGAAATGTTTAAGGAGACATGGATCAAATATGGCGAAGAGCCTGAAAGCGGCGATTATTATATTGCTATCGACTTGGCGGGATTCGAGGACGTATCTAAAAAGAAAACAAAAAACTCCAAGCTAGACGAAACAGCAATGGCTGTTGTGAAGGTTGGAGATAACGGTGACTGGTACGTTGAAAACATTATTCACGGTAGATGGTCGTTAGATGAAACAGCCGTTAAGATATTTCAAGCAGTAAGAGATTACCGTCCAGTATCGGTAGGCATTGAAAGAGGAATCGCAAAACAAGCAGTAATGTCGCCGTTAATGGACTTACAAAAAAAATACGCGCAATTTTTTAGAGTTGAAGAATTAACTCACGGAAACAAAAAGAAAACAGATCGTGTAATGTGGGCATTGCAAGGTCGCTTTGAAAATGGTGTTATATCCATCAACAAAGGAGATTGGAACGCTAGGTTTTTGGATCAGCTATTTCAATTCCCTGATCCGTTGACGCATGATGACTTAGTGGACGCTTTAGCGTATATAGATCAATTGGCAAATGTTCCTTACGGAATAGGCGATCTTGAATTTGACGAGCCAGAAATTTTGGACATTGTAGCAGGATATTAAAATGGCAGAAGAACTCTACAGCCCAGACCCTCTTTCGGTGGGAGAAAGTATTGAAGGCTGGGTAATGAACAAATGCGAAAGCTGGCGTGATTATTACGAAAGCAATTACGAACAGGACTTCGATGAATACTATCGTTTGTGGCGTGGCATATGGGATCCTGCTGATCGTGAAAGATCATCTGAGCGCAGCCGCATTATTTCTCCTGCACTCCAGCAGGCTGTTGAGTCTAACGTAGCAGAAATCGAAGAAGCTACCTTTGGTCGTGGCAAATGGTTTGATATTTCTGATGATATAAACGACCAGAATAAGCAAGACATCTCCTACCTAAGAAAAAAGCTAACCGAAGACTTTGAGCAGTGCAAAGTTAGAAAGGCTGTGGCTGAGTGCCTGATTAACTCTGCGGTATTCGGTACTGGCGTAGGTGAAATCATTATCGAAGAAATCAAAGAGATGGCTCCTGCTGTTCAACCTGTTATGGATGGTCAGCTTCAGGCGGTTGGTGTAAACATTACTGATCGTGTAGTTGTTAAGCTGAAGCCGGTGTTGCCTCAGAACTTTCTTATTGATCCAGTGGCTACGTCAATAGAAGACGCTATGGGTGTTGCGGTAGATGAGTTTGTTAGCAGACATCACGTGGAGCTTTTGCAAGAGCAAGGGGTTTACAACAAAGCTCATATCGCTAGTGCTGCGCCTGACACTGACCTCGAACCCGATCAAGACCTTACTATTTACAATGATGATAAGGTACGTCTAACCAAATACTACGGGCTTGTGCCGAAAGAGTTATTGGAGGAAGCCTTTGACAACGAGATAGAAGAAGAGTCTATGTATGTTGAAGGCATAGTGGTTATTGCTAACGGTGGCGTACTTTTAAAGGCAGAACCCAATCCGTACATGATGAATGACCGTCCTATTGTGGCGTTCCCGTGGGATGTAGTACCCGGACGTTTCTGGGGTCGTGGTGTTTGTGAGAAGGGTTATAACAGCCAAAAAGCACTAGACACAGAGTTACGCGCTCGTATTGATGCTCTTTCCCTTACTATCCACCCAATGCTTGCTATTGACGCAACCAAGCTGCCGAGAGGCAGTAGGCCCGAAGTACGTCCCGGCAAGATGATACTGACTAACGGAGATCCCCGTGAAGTCTTACAGCCGTTCAACTTTGGGCAAGTTGGGCAAATTACTTTTGCACAAGCTGCGAGTTTGCAGCAGATGGTACAGCAAGCAACGGGGGCTGTTGATAGCGCAGGTATTGCTGGACAGGTTAATGGCGAAGCGACTGCCGCAGGAATAAGTATGTCTCTAGGCGCGATCATTAAACGCCACAAGCGTACTTTGATTAACTTCCAGCAGTCCTTCCTATTGCCTTTTGTTACCAAAGCTGCACATAGGTATATGCAATTTGACCCAGAAAACTATCCCGTGGCTGACTACAAGTTCAACGCTACCAGTACGCTAGGCATTATCGCTAGAGAGTACGAAGTAACTCAGCTTGTACAGTTGTTGCAGACCATGCAACAGGATTCACCGCTGTACCCAGTGTTGATCCAGAGCATTATCGACAACATGAACCTAAGCAACCGCGAAGAGCTTATTGCCGCAATGCAGCAGGCCGCACAGCCTAATCCGCAGGCTCAACAGATGGCTCAAATGGCACAGCAGGCGCAGCTTGAGTTCCAGCAGAGTCAGACTGAAGCATTGAGAGCGCAAGCTCAAGAGTCTCAGGCTAGAGCGCAGAAGTACATGATGGATTCTCAGCTTGCTCCGCAAGAGCTTGAGATAGATAAAATCCAAGCAATCACCCGCAACCTACAGGCTGGCGATCAAGACGATAAGGAATTTGAACGTCGATTGAAGGTAGCTCAAACTCTCCTAAAGGAAAAAGAGATAGAGGCTAAAACCAATGTTAATGACCCAACGCGAGTTAGACAACCTAATAGAGCAAATCAACCAAGCATTCAAGACGCAATTCGACAGATTAGCGGAAGTGGAATCCAAGGTGGAGGCTTTAATCAGTGAGCAAGAAAAAGGATCCAAAGCTGGAACGGGCCGGGGTAAGCGGGTACAACAAGCCAAAGAGGACTCCGGGACATCCGACTAAAAAGTTTGTTGTTGTTGCTAAGGAGGGCGACAAAACAAAAACAATTCGTTTTGGCGATGCCAAGATGACGATTAAGAAAGACCAACCTGCTAGAAGGAAGTCGTTTCGTGCTAGACATAAGTGCGATACTAACCCGCCTAGTAAACTTACAGCACGATACTGGTCGTGCAAAAAATGGTAGGAGATTGTTATGACCCCATGTAAAAGCTGTCCTCACAAGATGAAGTGCAAGAAAGCTGGCAAATGCTTGAAGAAGGCTAAGGCTAATGGCAAAAGCAAAAAATACTAAGTCAGGATCGCCAACACCCAAAAACAAGCAGCTTTATGCCAGAGTAAAGGCTGAGGCTAAAAAGAAGTATAAGGTGTGGCCGTCTGCGTATGCGTCTGGCTGGCTAACAAAAGAATATAAGCGTCGAGGCGGCACTTATGTCTAAGCCAAGCAGCAAAGATGCGGAGATTAACGAATGTATTTTCCGCAAACGAAGCGGATCAGCGCGTGTTAAACACTCCGTTACCGCGTCAGGCAAACGCAGAAAAACCAAAAGGAGTTAACGGTGTCAGATATTGACCGAGAGAATGAGTTGTATTATAACAATTACTTTCAGTTATTCAGGACTGAAGGCTGGAAGTCTTTTATTGAGGAAATGGAAGGTAATTACGCCGCAATAAATGATCTTTCAGCGTGTAAAACTGAGCGTGATATGTACTTTCGGCAAGGGCAGTTAAATGTTTTGCGGGAAATAATACATATCGAAGAAATGATTTATAACGCGCACAAAGAGTGGGCGGAAGAAGATGATTAAGGTATTTGATTTCCGATGTACCAATGGTCATCTATTTGAAAAATTTGTAGCGAGTAACGTCACGGTCAGTAGGTGCGACTGTGGTGCAAATGCTACAAGAGTGGTCTCAGCAACGAAGTGCGTACTTGAAGGTGCATCCGGTGATTTTCCGGGAAGGCATATGAAATGGGTACGAGAACACGAAAATGCTGGCCGTAAATCTACTCCATAACCATTAGGCGGAGAATTTAATAATGTCACGAGCACAACTCATTGATGAGCGCATGGACGAAGAAGTTAACGATGCTGCGGCATTGGAACCCGAAGAGAAGTTTGAGTCTCAAGAAGAAGAGGTAGCTCAAGCCGAATCTAACCTACCAGAGAAGTATCAGGGCAAATCCCTTGAGGATGTTGTTCAGATGCACCAAGAGGCTGAAAAGCTCCTTGGCAAACAAAGCTCTGAGGTGGGCGAACTCCGTAAGGTTGTTGACGACTACATCCAAGCACAACTCTCAACACAACAAGCACCTGAAAAACAGCAAGAAGAAGATGATGTTGATTTCTTTCTTGACCCAAAAACTGCGATTAGTCGAGCAATTGATAGCCACCCGAAGATCCGAGAGGCCGAAACTTATACGCAGCAGTACAAAAAGCAAGCGGCATTGGCACGATTACAGTCGGCCCATCCCGATATGCAAGAAATACTGCAAGACAATAAGTTTGCTGAATGGGTGAAAGGATCCAAGATACGCACTCAATTGTTTGTACAAGCAGACCAGCAGTATGATTACGATGCCGCTGATGAGTTACTTTCTTTATGGAAGGAGCGAAGTCAGGTAGCAAAACAAACCGTTGCGGTTGAAAAGCAGGTTCGTAAACAACAGCTAAAGTCTGCAAATACTGGCAATGCCAGAGGCGCAAGAGAGGGTAATCATAAGAAAAAATATCGTCGTGCTGATGTTATTAAGTTAATGCGAGACGACCCCGAGCGTTATCAGGCTTTATCACCTGAGCTACTTGTAGCTTACGCGGAGGGGAGAGTCATATAGCCTAATTAAGGAGATTTAACATGGCTGGTGAAACCTCTGCTGTATATCCTACAGCTAACGCGATTGTCGATAAGACAGCCGCCGGAACCTTTATCCCCGAAATTTGGTCGGATGAAGTAATTGCGGCGTACCAAAAGAACCTGAAGATGTCACCCCTGGTCAAGAAGATTTCTATGACTGGCAAGAAAGGTGACACCATTCACGTACCCAAGCCCATCCGTGGTGCTGCTTCTGCTAAAGGCGAGTCTGCTGCTGTAACGATTCAGGCTAACCTTGAGTCAGAGCTTCAGATCAGTGTTGATCGTCACTTCGAATACTCACGCTTTATCGAGGACATCGTTGAGACTCAGGCTCTGAACAGCTTGCGTCAGTTCTACACTGAAGACGCTGGTTACCAGTTGGCTCTTAAGGTTGATACCGACCTGATGAACGCTGCTACCGGCTTTGGTGACGGAACCAAGACTCTGGCTCCTGCTGCTACGGGTGCTGACTGGATTGCTTCTAACAGCTACTACAGCAACGCTGGGACTGCCCTTGCTGCTTACGCTGCTGACACTGTTGCTACTGGCGACAACTTCAGCGACGCAGTAT